AAGAACCTTACGAAGTTCTTCTTTTGAAGAAAGACTAAATAACGGGATTACAAACTCTTTTAAGTTTTCCCGTGGCAGATGCAGCCTAGCCAGCACCGACTCGCCTCGGTTACTGTCGTGCATACGCTTCACCAAGTACAGGTCATGCTCGTATACTGGGATGTAGTCTTCGTCTTCTACAACAAAGATTCCACCATTGCGGCCACGTTTGTAAGGTTCCGGCAGATTTGGCGGCTTAAAGAACGTAGTCGCTCCACCCGCATCGACATGCACGATGTCTTCGTCTTCGGGAGCTTCTTCAATTTCTGCGCCCAGTACAATCGGGCTTTTGATTTTGCCTTTGTGGATACAGGCATCGCAGCCTCCCGGCCTGAGATTCTCTATGGTGCGGCACAGGTATGGCTTATCAATAAGGTCTTCCGCCTTGATGACGGTACGCTCATGGGTGTACTCAGGATGCTCGCTGGAGATAGCGTGGATCGCTATGTCGCCATCAACGCAGTTACGCGCAATAGATAGTCCCGCCCTCCACAAATTGTAGTCGGCGCCTGCCTGATTGCAGGCGAGATATTCAATCTGCGCACAGCCAATGCTGCGGCTGGTCTTGTCTAGGATGGTGCTGAAACGATTCCGGCGGCTCTCCTGTAACGACTTCTGTAGTGGTGTTAACTCCCTACGTATGTAGTCGGGCGCGTTGAGGAATATGTCCACCACGCCCAGTGCAGATTTGATGACATCGAACTCCACCAACGGCCCTTCAAGATAGACTTCTACCTCTGTTTCGGTGCCGTTCTTGAAATTCTTAGACCCCGGTGGGCGCAGGATTCGCGCTTCGTCGGAGGTCACACTAGCGTCAGCCAGTAGGCCAGCTTCCCTGCACTTAACTTTCAGTTGTTCAGCGACGCCCTTCCATTCGCTTCTGGGCACTTCTGATTTTAGGCACCAATAAACGTGTATACCGTACCCGGAACTTACGACCGTTGGCACCGGCATCGAATACTTATTGCAAAACCCTACTAGGGCTTCGATACCTGCTTCCTGTGTGGGGTACTGCTTACGCTCCCCGCAGTCAATGTCTAGCCAAAATGCTTTGCAAGCATGAACGTTTACCTGTTCGCGTTTTGTGTTTCTTTCAAATGAAGCGCACGCATAATATGCGTTGAATGAATTTTGGGTTAAGCGGGCTATCTCATTGCAGGCATCGGGTATGTTGTCATGCCATGTAATTACTGGGTAAGACCCATCCAACTTCATTCCTTGTATGCAGTACCAACCTTCGGTCGGCCATACTCTAGATAGGAATTTTTCTGTGTCCATTTTGATTCTCTAGTTCGTTATACTGACCATCCCCCGTTACGCAACATGCCTTCTATTTTATCTCTGTGATACTTCCTCGGTTCCGATTTGCCAGTAAACCAATTGTATATAGCCATTCTTGACACCCCAAAATAACTTGTAATATCGGAGACGGGGATGTCTCTACTAATGCAATACCGGCCTAAAAGGACACCGAGGCTATCAGATGACGCCGTTTCATTAGCATCAATAATTCTTTTGCTGTAGCCTCGGTAATCCATGTTATTCGTCGTCCGTATTGCTGGTGCTGACGAATTTGCTCAATACACCCTCAAGGTCTTTCTTGGGGGCTACCGTTTCCTTCTTGGCGCTAGTCCGCGCAGTAGGTTCCGCTACTGGCGCAGGAAGTGAAGCCGCTTTAGCTTCCTTGTCGGCCTGATACACCGTCATGGTGATGGCGTTCTTCGCCTCTGGTGATGCCGACAATTCCTTAATCTTCGGAATGTCGTTCTGCGCGGGAAACCCAATCGCAGAGAAGCACACCTTCGGCTGGTCAGCCTCATCATCGAACCGCGCACGGGTGACCACACGGTCAACCGAGAAGCCCTGTGACCCCACCAAGTTGGCGTATTGATCGAACGGCATATGGGTCGAATCCCCAGTGCCAAACACTGACGTGCCCGGAAGCTCAAACATATACACGCCGCCGCCAACGTCGCCCGCCAACGCTACCGCAATACGGCGCTTAGTACGGCACGCTTTAGTATTACGTGACCCGGAACCCTTAACGTTCTTGGGGCACTCGTTGCAATTGGCATGGAGTGGCTCTTCCACGCTTGCGTGCGGCTTGCGTCCATCCGGCGACCAACAAGTCGGCGGTTCGGCTTCCGCCTTCGGGTCGTACTCGCTGGCGTAATACTGGCGGTTATAGTCTTTGGCGACGGCCACGATGACCACATCCAAATGCGGTTCGGCGCGAGTAGCGATTTCTTCACCACCCACAACAAGCCGGAACTTCTTACCACGAAGTGAGATGCGCTTGCTGTTACCGCTCTTCAGCAAGCTCTTAGTGAGGTCGGTCTGGCCTTCCTGACGAATGTAATCCGGCACAGAATCCAAAGAAAACGGAACGATTTCGTTGCTCATAAATACTCCTAATTAATTACTTATAACTTCTAAAAAACTTCTTATTTACGTCTTATGGTGATGGTGTACTCCTTGTCTACGTTCAACCCTTCAGGGAATAAATCCGGGTTATCTTCAAGAAACTGTTTCATGTTTGTCTGCTGAATCCTTTTCTCAAGCAACCCAAACGCATCATTGTCAACAATTAAAGCGTACAATGATTCCCAATTACTCGTCCAATAGCGAGTCTTAATTCCTCGCATGACAGTGCCCGCTCCCGTGCGGATGCTGTCGGCCCCGGCTTCGTTGCATACCTCTAAAAGATGCTCAGTTAGCACCTTCATGTCTTCTTCAATCTCGGTAATTTTCTTGTCTGCCTCGTCTTGAATAGCCTTCTTTTTATCCCGCATCTGAATATAGATGGCGACGATTTCTTCGACTGAGCGTTCCATTGTGTCCTCTTTATTTACTTTGTCAACTACCTTACGTCAAAAAATAGGGTCACGCAACCCCAATTTCTTGTTTGTACAGGTCGATTAGCGAAGTGTGGTGCGTCAGTTTTTCTTGCAACGCTTTGTACACCTTCTTCTCCATCCCACTGCCCGCGATATGCACTACGGTCATAGGATTTTTTTGCCCCTGCCGGTCGATGCGGGCGTTCGCCTGCAAATAAGTCTCGATGGACGGCACCGGAGAATACCAAATAATCACGTTAGCTGCCGTTAGCGTCACGCCGTGCGACGCCGCCATTGGCTGGATAATTAACACCTTTAAAACATCTTCGCCTTTTTCTTGAAACGTCTGGAAAATCTCGTTTCGTTTGTTAACCGGGACTTCACCAGAAATAACTTCGCAAGGGATGTTTTTCTTTTTAAGGTAATCTTTCAACAACTCTATTGTATGTTTATACGGCACAAAGACAAGCACTTTAGCACTAGCTTCGTTAATCACTTCTTCAACTACATTTAACCTATTGGATACATCAAACTCCAATGGCGTGCCCGAGCTACTGTACACCGCACCGCCAGATATTTGCAACAGTTTACTAAGATTAACCGCCGCGTTCTGCGATATGACTTCTTCGTCGCCCGCTGTCATCAACATATCTTTACGCAAAATATCGTAATACTTCTGTTGCTGCGGCGTCAATGGAGCTTCGCGGTCTACGTATGTTACATCTGGCAAATCCAAACATTCTTTTTTAGTGAACCGAATTGCTGGCTGCAACGCAGCATGAACTTTATTAGACGCATCGGGTTTAGGCACCCATTTAAATCGGGAAATGTTTTGCATTACCGACTCTTTGAACGACCCAAAAAACTGGGGCACGTTCTCGGGGGTGCATAGCTTGGAAAGACCGTACGCATCCGCAGGTGATTGAGCAGCGGGGGTGCCTGTCATCAGCCACAACCATGTGTTGGAAGTCACTAACTTTCGCATCGCTTTCCAACGTTTAGTAGTAGCTGTTTTATATGCGTTTGCTTCGTCTATGATTATCAAATCAAATTTACCAGCGATCAATTCAGGTAGTATGATTTCAATCCCATCATAATTAATAATTACGTATTCGTAGTCGCCATTGATAACTTCTTTTCGTTTGTCCCGATTACCATGCGCAATACCCACCGAACGATGGATAGCGAATTGGAACAAATCTCGTTGCCACGCTGCCTGCATAATCGACAGCGGGCAGACTACCAGCACTCGTTTGATGTATCCCTGCTCTATGAGGTAGTCGGACGCCCAGATAGCACTCGCGGTCTTTCC